TCCATCACTGCTCGTGCTGTCCCGGCATCCGGCCGGGACAGCCATGAGCGGCAAGTAAGAGGCGAGGCAGGCGCGGCTAGGCACGGTATGGCAAGGCCCGGCGTGTCGTGGCAAGGCAGGCTGGTCAGCGGCTCGTGGTCTCCCGGCATCCAGCCGGGACGGCCGCGAGCAGCGGCGGCAAATGAGATAGGGCGAGGTGCGGTATCTGTACCGTGCTGTACCTAGCCACCGAGCCGTTCAGAACGGTGTTAGAGTCCGATCGACAGCGGGACTCCACTGCGTTGGCGCACAGTGAAGTCCCTTGCCACCTACTCAAACCGAGTGAGAAGGAAGCCAACGTGAACTCTATGCCCATGCCCGACCCCGACCCGCCGTTGACGGCGATGACGACCGAGTTCGTCATGGTGGACGACGACCTCGCCCGTAAGTGGCTGGAGACGAGTCCACCCCACCAGCGCCGCGTGTCGAAGGGCACGGTGGACGGTTACGCCACCGCTATGCGTACCGGCAAGTGGCGCGAGACGGCCGAGCCGATCGAATTCGACACCGACGGCGCCCTCATCCAGGGGCGCCACCGGCTTATGGCCGTCGTCCAGTCCGGGGTGACCATCGGATTCCTTGTGGTCCGTGAAGCGCCAGTGAACTCGTTCGCTGTGATCGACACCGGGCGTAAGCGCACCGCCGGTCAGTTCCTCACCGGCTCCTACCAGCACACCGTGGTAGCCGCTGCCCGTATCCTGTACGCGGTCGAAAAGGGGCTTACCATTCCCCAGCAGTACAAGCCGTGGGGCGCGCTGGCCATCGATGACCAGATTGAGTACGTCGAGACATGGCCTGAACTCACCGAGTGGGTCAGTGAGTGCGATCAGACCAGCCGCCGGTCTCAGATCGGGACAAAGTTCCTTCTGGCGGTCGTGGCACAGGCTAGCCGTACCGAGCACGACGACCACATCAGTGGGTTCTTGGAGGGTGTCCGAGAGGGTACGGCGTCGGATTGGCGCGTCGCAGGCGACCCGCGCCATGCGGTACGCGAGAAGTTCCTCACTACGAACATCTCATACAACACCGTTGTGACGGCTCAGGATGCCGGGTATGCACTCGTTGTCAAGGCGTGGAACGCTTATGTGCTGGGCCAGCAGTTGTCGCGGATGTCGCTCAAGGTCCGGCCTGGCTCCGACCGCCGTCCCGTCGTGGTGGGTAGCGATGTGAACTTCAACAACAGTCCGGTCATCCCGACGATCCGTAGGCGACTCCCCACCACGATGTCGCCACTGCCGAGTGGCGGTGAGGATTAGGATCCACAACATGACCCTCGTCGGCAGGCACCGCCCGGATCTGCACTCCATGCGCTACGCCATCAAGATGTACGGGGTCGTTTCAGGGCTGGGCCACGGCGGCAACGGCATGGTCTGGGTGATGGACGACCAGACCGTGATCGTCATCCAGAACACCAGCGACCAGTCCGAGGGCGGCGTCAAGCGCACGATCTACCCGGTCAGCCAGGTGACGGTGTCCGGGCTGGGTCTGACGGCCGAGACCGACACCGGCACCCTGTCGCTGATCCAGGCGCCGTGCGTCTGCGGCGCTGGGCCGACCGCGATCGCGTACCCGGCCATGCCGGACCCCGGCAAGAAACTGGATCTGCAGCCGCTCACCGAGATGCCCGACTGGGTCCGACCGGCGGCTACCCTGTGACCGCACGGGCATCCGGGTGAACCGCCATGGTCGAAGCCACCGATGCGTCGGGCGATCAGTGTGTGGACCCCGGGTGTCCGTGCCTGATCGATGGTACGATCAGGACACCGTAAGCCTGAGGAGGCTTAGATGAGCACGACGACCACCCGGTCCATGTCCATGATCCTGTTCGGACCGCCGAAGGCGGGTAAGACCAGCCTGCTGGCCAGCGCCCCGGCGCCTCGGCTGCTGATCGACGTCGAGAAATCCTCACGGTTCATCGAGGGCATCCGTCCGGTGTTCTGGGATCCCAAGAACCCGATCCCCGAGCACAACCCGCACGACGACGTGTTCGGCAGCGACTGGGACACCTGCATCGTGCGGCTCACCCGGTGGTCGCAGTGGGAAGCCGTCTGGGCTCAGATCGAAGGCGGCAAGCACCCGTTCCGCTCCGTGCTGCTCGACAGCATCTCGGAACTGCAGACGGTCCTGATCGAAGGGCTGGCCGGTGATCAACAGTTGACCCAGCAGCAGTGGGGTACCGTGCTGCGGAAACTGACCGGGATGCTGCGCGACATGCGCGACCTCACCGAACACCCGGTCAACCCGGTCGAGGTGGTCGCCGCCTCCGCGCTGGAGAAGTCGTACACCGGGGTGCTCAAGCCCCTGCTCCAAGGCGCCTCCGTGGATGTCGTGCCTTACCTCATGGATGCGCTGTTCTACCTGAACCGCGACCCGAAGGACGGCACCCGTAAACTGCTGACGCAGGCCACGGACTTCATCTCGGCAGGCAACCGGGCCGAGCACGTACTGCCCCGCGTGATCACCAACCCGACCATCCCCGGCATCCTGGACGTAGTGTTCGGCAAGCCGCACCTAGCCCAAGCCCCCGTCGCCAAGAGCGCCGGGTGAACAACGATCGGTGGGGGTGGGCGCTCCAACGGCTTTGCGCGGAGTTTTCTGCCAAAGGGGTACCGAGTGCCCACCCCACCGATCGACCAACCGCACCACCTACCAACGGTCCATAGGAGGATCATGATGAGTATTGAAATCGACTGGGAGAAGATGCTGGACACGCTGCCGGAGACGGCGCCGCAGCGCGAGTTGATCCCGCCGGACACCTACACGGTGAAGGTGGACGAGGCCAAGGCCGACGTCGCCAAGTCCGGCAACGGCAAGATCGAGATGACCCTGGTCGTCCAGGAGGGCGACTACACGGGCAAGAAGGTCTGGGGCCGCATCAACTTCGCCACCAACTCGCCGCAGTCGATGGCGATCACCGTCGAGCAGTTGGCCCAGTTCGGGATCACCCGCCAGTGGCTGGCCACGAACAAGCCGACCAACGCCCAGATCGCGCTGAAGTTGATCGGCGAGATCGTCACCGTCAAGGTCGCCCACCGCGAGTGGGAGGACAAGATGTACTACGACGTGAAGGGCTATAAGGCGGTCAAGCGCGAGGACACCTCAGACCCGTTCTGACAGTCAACCATGGATCCCCTCCGCATCGCTGCTGATTCCCCGTCCAGGCGGTGCGGAGGGCCCTGGACTGCAGGGGAGGAGGGGTGATGGCGAAAATTCTTGAGGCCCGGCCGCCCGGCCGTAACTGGCGGGTCTACGACTGGGACGCCTGGCTCGACGGCAAGGTCTGGGCGTTGGAGCCCGGCGTCGACTTCCCGGCCACGACCAAACTGCAGAGCGTCCGTGGCGCCGCCTACATGGCAGCCCGACGCCGTGGCATCAAGGTCACGATCGGCAACACCGAGGACGGGGTCTGGATCCAGGCCGATCGCACCTCCTGAGCACTGCCCGACAAGCCCTCCCCTCGGTAGCCTAGGAATCCACCGAGGGGAGTTGTCATGCAGGGTCTGAATCTGGTGCTCACCGTGATCGGCATCATCATCCTGGTGCTGTTCTGCATCTGGCTGTTCCAGAACGTCGCCTGAGGCCGCGTCCCCTTGTGGACCGTATGACCCAGGTGCTCGTGCTGGTGGCGATCCTGATCGGTATCGGTGCCGGGGTGCTGTTCAGCGTGCTGATCACCCAGATGCTGCTCGGCTAGACCGAGTCCCAGACCTTGTGCATCGCCCGGGTCAGGAACGGGTTGGCCTTGGTGCCGGGGTGATTGACCTGACGCAGGTAGACCACGGCGCCGACCTTCTCCCAGAAGAACCGCAGCATCGACCGGCGGCGGCCCTTGATCAGGTGCGACTTGGTCCCGTTGTGCACGAACTTGGCGTGCGGCGCTGACGCCGACACCGACCAGCGACCGCCGCCGTGGTAGGTCGAGGAGATCGAGCGCTGCAGCGCGTGTGACTTGGTGGGCGCCTCGACCCGCGCGACCATCACGGTCTCAGCCACCTTGGTGTTCATGTACGCGCGCAGCGCGGTCGGCCCGTCGAACAGGTGGTCGATCTTCGTGTCGTAGATCTTCGTGGTCACTGCCATGCTCCGCAGTGTCGCTCCTACACTTCAAGCGTGTCCACGACCAGCGAGGATCTCCGACGTCTCATCGAGACGGAGACCGCTGGCTGGAACCCGGCAGCGATCGAGGCCCTGCAGGACGCCATTGCCGAGATGGATGCGCCGGGTGGTTGGCGCCCGTTCTACTGCGACCGAGTCGGCTGCACCGGCAAGCCGCACGACAACTGGCTGTGGCCGCACGCCCGCTGGGATCAGCACCCGCCCCGGGACTGGGGCGACGCCTACGTGCTGCTGGTGCTCTCCGGTCGTGGCTCGGGCAAGACTCGGATGGGCTCCGAGTGGGTGCACCGGCTGGCCCGCACCTACCCCGGCTGCTACATCGGCATGATCGCACCGACCGTGGACGCCGCCCGCGACGTGCTGATCGAGGGTGAGTCCGGCATCATGCGCACCGCCAACCCGGCGTTCCGGCCCGCCTGGGAGCCGTCCAAACGTAAGTTGACCTGGCCTAACGGCTCGCAGGCACAGACGTTCTCAGCCGACATGCCGGACCGGCTGCGTGGTCCGCAGACGAACTTCCTGCTGCTGGACGAGGCCGCGTCGTTCAAGAATTTTGAGGAGACCTGGTCGAACGCGCTGTTCGGGCTACGTCTCGGCGCCGCGCCGAAGGTGCTGGTCACCACGACGCCGAAACCCCGGCAGTGGCTGCGAGATCTCGCCGACGACCCGCAGGTGATGGTGCGCCGGGTCAGCACCTACGCCAACATCGCGAACCTGGCTGAGACCTACCGGAGCACCGTGATCAGGCGCTACGAGGGCACCGCGCTGGGCGCTCAGGAACTTGAGGGCGCCATCCTGGACGACGACTTCGGTGAGGCGCTCTGGATGGACACCGACTTCCGAGTGGCCGAGATGCCGATCCCGGAGTCCGAGATCGGCTGGCACGTGATCGCGGTCGACCCGGCTGTCACCTCCGGCGGTGACGAGACCGGCATCATCGTGGCCGCATCGACCAATGAGCGCGAGATCACCAAGCGCAAGGCGATGGTGGTCGCCGACTACACCGTCACCGAGGGCGGCCCCGAGGTCTGGGTGCAGAAGGTGGTCGACGTCTACCGGGTAACCCCGCAGCCGTGCGTGGTGCTGGTCGAGTCCAACCAGGGCGGCGAGTTGATCGGCGGCATGATCAGGCAGGTCGACCCCACCATTCCGGTGTCCTACGTGCACGCCACCCGCAGCAAAGAGGTCCGCGCCGATCCGATCGTGCTGGCCTACCGGATGGGCCGGGTCTGGCACAAACCGGGCCTGGAGGCGCTGCAGGAACAGCAGACCACCTGGATCCCAGGAATTTCCAAGGAGTCCCCGGGCCGCATCGACGCCGTCGTGTGGGCACTTCACGGGCTGCTGATCGACGCGAAACTGCTCAAGACCTACGGCCGGGTCCGCACCATGGGGTCGGTCACCAACATCCGCTCGTTCGCTGCCAACCGCTCGCCGGTGCTCTCTGACATCAGCGCGCAGACGCTCAGCCGCAGGCCTGGTCTACGTCCTCCCGTCCGGGAGCGAGTAGCCAGCGAGTAACGAGGTGCGAGACCATGACAATCCGACGAGCGTTGGATGACATGGTGGTTCACACGGTGACGGTAGCCATCTGGATGTTGAACCAGGTGTCCGATGGCGGAAGGGAGACCCCCCATGACCGAGCCTGTGCTTGACCTCACCCGCCGGGACGAGCGCGCACTGGGCATGCGCACCGCAGGCATCCCCATCGAACGGGTGGCTGCCACGTTCGGCTGGACCCCGGAGCAGGCCCACGAGGCCATCGAGCGGGCCCTGGTGCGGGTCACGGTGGATCGCAACCCCGAAGGGGTGAAGCACCAGCGGAACCTGACCCAGCGTCGCCTGGACGGCCTCCTGGAGGCTGTGTGGCCCTCCGCGACGGATCCGACCGGGCACCCGATCATCCAGCAGAACGCGGTCAACACCGCGCTCAAGGTGATCGACCGACAGACCGCGCTGTTCGGCACCAACGCGCCGAAGGAGACCGTGGTCACTCACAACGTGGGCCCGGACCAGGTAGCGGCCACGATTGAGCGGCTGTTCGCAGCGCGGTCTGGAGTGATTGAGGCAGACGTGCTCGGCGCCATCGAGGCGCCGGTCCTGGAAATTCTTGACGCGGAGGTCATCGATGAGTGAGCCCCAGTCCGACCGAGCCCGTGCGCTGCGCGGCCTGCTTGCCAGCCTCGGAGTCCTGACCCAACGAGCCCGCACCGCGATTGCGGAGTGGTTTCTCCTCCCGTTCATCATCGCGGCTACGTGGATTGACGGCCTGGACGACTGGGCCGAAGCGGTCGAAGACAACTAACACCGGTGATGACGCCGACCTGGCCGGGCGTGACGACGTCGGGCCGGTCACACCACCAGAGTAGAATGAGCGCAGCCCCCGACTCGCTGACGACGAGGTCGAGGGCCACTTGAACCGCCTGGATGAGAGGCCGTCCCGTGGGCAACGCTACCTGCTCCTTTCCCGAGTGCCCGAACCCGTCGAAGACGCGGGGGTACTGTCAGAAGCACTACATGCGGGTCTGGAGGCATGGGTCTCCCGACACACGGACCAGAGAACGACGGCCTTCCGGGGTATCCGTCGAGGACTGGTTCTGGACCTTCGTGGACAAGACTGATACGTGCTGGCTCTGGACCGGCAAACTCGCCGGGCGCGGATACCCT